GTTACGATGGAGTTTGAGGAGAAACACCCACTTCTCTTTTATTCATATGTTATTTTATTCTCCATCCCTTGTATTGTTTGGGTGTTGATGTTAAACTTGATTGAAATTTTTATGAAGAAAGATGAAGAAGGTGGTAATAAGTGATCAAAAGTGACCTGATGGTTGAGTCTACAAGTTATGTGGATAAGTATCCTCAATTTGTAGAAGCTGTTCGCAAACAAAAAGAAGATTTATTTTGGACAGAAAAAGAAATTGATTTAAAAAAGGATAAACATGATTTAAGACATAGATTGTCGAAAGCACAACGACACGCGATTTCTTTTAATCAGAAACTTTTCACGAAGTATGAAAGTGTAATCGGTCAAGATTATTGGATTGGTATTGTTTCAAAAAGATATAAACGTCACGAAATTCAACGTATGGCATCTTGTTTTGCTGATGTTGAAATGAATATTCATTTCCCATTCTACCGAAAGGTTAATGAGGTTCTTGGTGTTCATAACGATGAGTTCTATCAGCAATTTGAAACTGATCCATTGTTGATTGAGCGTGTTAAGTTCATGAATGATCTAGTTTCTAGTAAAGACACTCTTGTGTCGATTGGTGGTTTTGCATTTATGGAAGGAGCAGTTCTATTTACAGCATTCGCAATGATCAAGTCATTGAGTGTACACGGTCAAAACTATATGTCAAACTTGGTGGCTGGTATTGAGATGTCAGTGTTAGATGAGAGTCATCATTTTGATATGGCTGCTGAGATTTTTAAACTCCAAAAGAAACAGGAAAAGCGATCTAAGGATGAATTAAAAGAACTTGAAATTCTAATTAAAAACCATGCTAAGAATGTATATGAGCACGAGTGTTTATTAATTAAAGCTATGTTGTCTGAAGGTGATATTCCTTTTGCTGGTGTAAAAGATTTAACAGCTTTTGCTGCACATCGTTGCAATATGGTGTTAAATGCTTTAGGATATGAATCGATTTTTGATGAGTCTGAAGACACAATCAGTTCTTGGTTTTATTCTTCTATGAATTCATTTAAGTTTAATGATAATTTTTACACTCGTGGTAGAAATTATAAAAAAGAGTTTACAGAGAATGATTTTGATATCTTCAGTAATGGTGAGTTTATGGAAGTTTTAGAGAAAGTTGGAGGTGGTCTATAATGGTGAAGGTTCGTAATTTCTCTAAAGAAAGAAAGCAACTACAAAAAGATGGGTTGTGTCCTAGTTGGATGACGACACAAGGTTATCAGTTGTTGGCAACAAAATACATCAACGGTGAATCTAAATCTCCAAAAGATCAATATGAGCGTATTGCAAAGACATTAGCAAAACATGCACCAAAAGAATTTCCTGATTTTTGGAATGAGGTTGATTACTGGAAAGGTAAAAGCTGGGAGCAGGCTTTCCTTTCTATTCTATGGGATGGGTTATTAAGTCCATCGACTCCTGTATTAACAAACACAGGAACAGATTTTGGGTTGACTGTATCTTGTAGTGGCGCTTATGTTGGGGATAGTGTTTACGATTTCTATGAGAGCCGTATGACTAACGCATTGTTGAGCAAGGAGGGTTTTGGTACTTCAGCATACTTAGGTGATATTCGCCCACGTGGAAGTAAGATGAAAGGGGGTGAGGCTTCAGGCGCTCAACCTGTAGCGGAAATGTTTGTAGATGATTCTAAGAAGATTTCACAAGGATCGTCTAGACGAGGCGCTACTGCTTGGTACTACCCAATTGAAGGTGATGACTTTAATGAATTGGTACATTATTTAGAAACAGATACAGATGGTAATAATGCTGGTTGGTGCTTAACAGACAGTTTCTTTGAGAAGCTTAAATCTGGTGATAAGGAAGCTATTAAGCGTTGGGGTAAAATGTTATCATGCAAAGGTAATGTTGGTAGTGGTTATCAATTTTTTGTTGATAAGGTTAATCGACAACGACCAGAAGCTTATGTGAAAAACAACTTGTTTGTTAAAGCGTCCCAGCTCTGTTCCGAAATATGTCTACATTCTGATGAAGATCATGTGTACACTTGCATTCTTAGTAGTGAAAATTTGAGAATGTGGTATGAGCGACCTAAAATGCTTGCTTTTGTTGCAACAGTGTTCTTGGATTGTGTTACAGAAGAGTTTATCCAAAAAGGAAGAAACATTGTTGGTATCGAAAAAGCAATTCGATATACAGAAAAAGCTCGTAGTCTTGGATTGGGTGCTATGGCATTTCATACTTTGTTGTTGGATAATAACATTGTTTACGGAAGCTTAGAAAGTCAAATATTAAACCATGAGATTTTCTCAACTATTCAAGATGAAGCTAAGCAAGCTTCGAAATGGTTGGCTGGTATCTTTGGTGAGCCAGAATGGTGTGTTGGAACTGGTATGCGAAATACACACTTAACAGCAATTGCTCCAACTAAAAGTACAGCATTGATTTTAGGTGGTGTGTCTGAAGGGATTAACCCTCAAGTTGGTTTTGTTTTTACACAATCAACCCCTGCTGGTGAAGTATTTAGAATTGACCCATCCTTCTTGAACTTATTAAAGAAGAAAGGATTGTATGTTTCAGAAGATGATCGTGATACACTCAAGTTATTAGGGGATATCAACAATCATAAAGGTAGTATTCAACATCGTCCTGAATTTACAGATGAAGAGAAGTCTGTATTTAGAACAGCATTTGAGATCAACCCTTATGAGCATATTGATTTAGTTGATTATCGACAACAATTTGTCTGTCAATCACAAAGCTGCAATTTGTTTGTGACAAATATGTCTGGGAAGGAGGTTAGTAAATTGTATTTTTATGCTTATGCTAAACCTTATATTGCTTCACTTTACTACCATACAGGTATGCGTGATTCTAGTATTAAAACTAATTTTGAATGTTCTAGTTGTGAATAGGGAGTATATAACCCCTCATTTGAGGGGTTTTTGATTATGTATTATTTGGTTTATAAGACAACTAACACCAAGAATGGTAAAGTCTATTTCGGGAGTCATGTAACTAAGAAGATAAATGACGGATACATTGGAAGTGGTGTTTACTTGAAAAAGGCTATCAAGAAGTACGGCAGAGAGAGTTTTAAAAGAGAGATAGTCGCACAATGTTTCGACTTTTCCACTATGCGTAATATCGAGTCACAGCTTGTTAAGTGGGCTATTTCAAAATACGGAAGAAATTGTTATAATAGAGCTGAAAGCGGAACTGGAGCTGCTTCTGGTGAGAATAATCATTTCTATGGTCGAAAACATACAGATGAAACAAAGAAGAAGATATCAGAAAAGAATAAAGCTCAAAATATGGGGTGTGAGAATCCCTTCTACAATAAGAAGCATTCCGAACGTGTTAAAAATAACTTGTCCAAATTAGCAAAAGATCGTTATGTAGACAATGTTGAGTTTTATAAAAATGTTAGGTTTAGGGATGCGGTATATTGGTGGTGTACACCTGTTGGATGTTTTTATTCTCGAAGAGAAGCTGAAAAGTATACAGGATTATCTGGATGTGCACTTAAAACGAGATGTATGAATCCAGAAAAACTGATAAATAGAAGGTGCTACGGTCATCCTGATTATTTTTTGGGAAAAACTTGGCGAGAGTTGGGGTATTATTATAGAGAGAAGAACTTTCTATGGCGTTGATTTAAAGTAATAAAGGAGAGAAGAGAATATGATTAGTATCTACGGCAAAGATGGATGCGCATCTTGCAACGTTGCTCAAGAGATGTGTAAAAACGTTGAATCTCAGTATTTAAAACTTGGTAAAGAATATCAGCTAGCAGATTTCATTAAAGTTAGCGGAGGTAAGCATAAAAGCTTTCCGATGATTGCTGTTGATGGAGAATACTTAGGTGGCATACAGGAACTAAAAGAATACCTAAATAAAAAATAAATTAAAATAATTAGCAGCGGGCATTGACTTCGGTTGGTGTCTGCTTTATTATGCTTGTATGTAACACATACTATGAAATGTAAAACGTACATAAATGGAGAGTTCTCGAATGAGTAATACAAATCTTGGTTTTGGTATTTGGTGGGATCGCAATAAAGAATATTTTAATTGTTCGGAATATGAAGCACGCGAGATTTGGTTTGAAGCGATTAATACTAAAAAACAAGAAGACTTGGTTGATCTTTTCATAATTGAACAAACGAGAGATAAGGTTTACAAGTTTGATAATATTGGACTTGGACTTCTAGCTATAAAAAGCCAAGAGCTTTATAAAAAGGTTTTACAGTTACTTTAAGATTGTTACAATGGAGAATACTGAAATGTCTAAATCATTTTCACATAAACGTAATTTACTTGATGTTCTTGGTACAGACTATGAGCGTAAATTAGCTAAACGATATATTAAGCAAGAGATGAAGCATCGTAAAACTGTTCGTAAGAATAAACGTATGGTGGCTGAGATTGGCGACACTAACAGCAATGTTGTTGGGGAGTAAGAATAGTGTTTAATCATTTTAATGATAATAGTAATGAACCAAGACCATACTTAATTGCTACATCATACGAACATTGTCTTCAATATTGTCGTATTGAACCAAAGTATAATAAAGAAGACATTTAGCCAAATGTATTTGCTGTCTTGGCGGTTGGCGCTCCAATGTGGTTTGAGATTGATGGTAACGGAGTTAATAGAAACGTTAAGTGTTATTCTCAAGGGAATGGTGTATTAACCAATAGAGATGTTGTTGAAGTATTTCATATGATTCAGAATAACTGTGTTGCTTGGTGTGAGATTTAAATCTATATTTAAATAATTTAGGAGAGGGTTATGTTAATTTTAAAACAGCCAATTCAAATTGATGACGATACACAAGAAGTGGGATACGGTATTGATGTTGATGAATTTAACATCATCCTATATAAACTTAATATTGTGAAAAGTGGTAAACGTGTTGGTGAGATTGGTAAGAGTCCAATGGGGTATTATACGTCAATTAAACAGGTGTTAGAGCGTGTTTTACACAATGAGGCATACTTACTAGGGGTTGATGATATAAAGTCTCTTACAGCACATCTAGACACTAGAATAGATGCTTGTGTTGATAGTCTTGGTAAGTTATCATCTAAGGATGGAATCAAAGAATTGTTTGATAATAATTTTATTGTTAAAATTTAGGAGAGATATATGAATGATTTAGAATACTTAGAGTCACTACCAAATGGTGATGAATACTCCCCACCAGAACGAATTGTTTGTGCTGCTAACGCCTACGGAGATTTGGTGGTTGCTGGTGTGCGACATAATTGTGGTGTAATGTCAGATATACATGATGTTTTTGATGATCGTCACACAGATTTGGAAGAAGACTTTGGAGATGAGGTTCAAGGTTTCCTCACATCAAAACATCGGTTTGTAGATAGACAAGAAGCGTGGAAGATTGCTTTAGAACAAAGACAAATTGTTCGTCGTGTTGGTGGTGATACAGCTAAAGGTGGTACATTATATTCTGAGAATTTATATTAAGGAGAAATAAATGAAATATTTTAAAGTGTGGTCTGAGTATGATCTTGGTGATGAAGAAAATCC